CTGTTGTGGGTCTTGCATGGTGTCAGAGTTGGCCGTTGCGGTGGTAGATCAAAAGCGTGGTGGCAAAAATTTCGAGCGTCTCTAAGTCCTCTTCGTCAATTTTTCGGACGCGCCGCTCTCTCGTGGTGCCGATAATTACGTCCGACTCGTCCGGTGTCGGCGGCGGCGGCGGTGGCGGCGTGCCTTGGAAACTGAGCAGCGTCAGCAGCATCGTTTATTCCGAGAGCGTTTGCAGTTGATTAAGCGTTGTCTGCGTTTCTGCGATTTCGGAATCAATCCGCTCCATCGCGTCGGTGTCTCCGGTGAGGTCGGCACTAACGCGATCTTGCTCCAGTCGAGCAATGCGGCGCTGTGCAAGCTGAATGAGTTTTGAAACGGTCATTTGATTAAGCGTGAGAAGTAAAGCCGGTTACGTCGCCGAGGGTGATTCCAGTGTTGTTGGTCAGACCCTGCCCGCCCGTGACCATAATCGTGATGCCTGTCGCAAAGCCCGCACCGCCCTCAAGCGACCAGTTAATTGTGCGGCCCGCGCCAATGCCGATTTCCGTCGTTGCCGCCGTCGTGCCGGGGGTGACCGAGGCGGAAGCTAGATTAAAAATTTTGAGCCACCGCGTTGAGGCAGAGGTGTTAGTCACGAGGATGCCGAGCAATCTGCCTGCGCCGGATTTGAGCTGCTGCGCGACTGGGGTGGCCGGGCTGTTGACGTTGGTGAGCGTGGCCGCGCCCGTCGCGCTGCCACGGTATTGGATGCCCACGTCTCCGATTAGAGCCGAGCCTGCGACCAGCGCCGGTTGGGTGAATGACGTTGCGACTGTGCCTTGCACCGCCACCGGCAACGGAGCCGCATTGCCATTTGGACGAACGCCAGCGATATACGTCGGCACGTTCACGTTGTCCTCAACGGCGATAAAGCCGAGCGTCCACGTCGTCGTGCTCGCGGGTGCGCTCGTGCCGTTGTAGCTCCACAAATAGACGTAAAGGTTCACGTCGTCGTCCGGCAGAGATTCAACGCGACTGCCGCGAGTCGTTACGGTTGGCGTCGTTGCGCTGGCGACTAGCGCGTCCGACCAAGCGACATTTCGCCCGTCCGCGTAAGTTTGCATCACGTGCCCCGGCGCGGCGGTCGTGTTAATCGTTGCCGTCGTCAGGCCCGAGTTCCACCCGCGCCGCTGCGCGTCAATGCTGGCGTTGGTCGCAGTCGTGCCGGAATATTGCGTCCAGAGGTAGTTCCAGCCGAATAAATCCACCGTGCAGCTTCCAGACGCTGGCCAGCCCGCGACCGTAAAGTTGATCGTGTCCACCGATGGGATGGACGCGATGGCGTAGCGATTCGGCACGCCGTTCGCGCCGGTAATCGCGCCCACCATCATAAACTGTCCGACGTTGACCGTCGTAAATCCGTGCGCCGCTTTTGTGACGGTGATTGAGGTCGCGCTGTTGATCGTGCAGGCCAAGCCCTCGCCGATCATGTCCGCCATCATCACGGCAAAGTTATTTTGCGCGATGCGCTGCGAAAGAATCGTTTTGTGGCGAGCCGTGAACGCGCCCTTGAACGCGGTCGTGCTTCGCGCCAGAAATTCACTGTTCGCGGTGGTGCCGGTTGTCACCAGCAAGTTGCTGCTCGCCTGCGTCACGCCCATGCCTGTGCCGAGACGCCGCTGCGTGAATTCGGATGCAAGCAAGCCAGATCCGCTGTCAGCAAAACCGACCGACCAAATATCAGCCGGAGCCTGACGCACGACGGAGCCGCGACTGCCGAAGGTCGGATGCGTTGTCATCACGTCCGGCTGCAACGCCGCCGTAGCTGCGCCGGTCGGGAGTGGGAGACTTGCCGCGCTTACCGGCACCGCTGCGGCGCGAAGCTGAGCGTCGGTTAGCGGTTGCGACAATCCAGTGTTGGCGGTGACCGTTCCAGAAACGGGAACCGCGCTCGCCCGAAGTTGCGCGTCGGTCAGCCCGGTCTGCGCCGGGAAATTTCCCACCGTGACCGCGCCCGTAACCGGAACCGGATTTGCTGCGCTGACGTCGCCGTCGTTCACTCCGTCCGCGCCGAGCGCGAGTTTCACGCGCTGAAAGAGGTGCCCGCTGATGTCGTCGGCTGCGACGCTTGCGCCTTCGCCCGGTGTATATCCTACGTTGTCGGCCATTTTTTTTGTGTGTTAATTATTCCAGCTCGGCAACGGCTTCGGCCATCCGGCCAAGTCCGTCGCGTTTCGTGACGCGAAAGACGATTCGCGATTTGTTTTCTGGCTTCGGCCATTCCGGAAAAACGATTGCCGGCGCGGTTGGCGCGTCTGGCAGTTTGATCTCGGGAATGGTCACGTTAATCTCGGGAGCTTGCGGAGGTCTCGCTAAAATTCCCTGCAACGCGGTGATGATTTGCGCGAGATTCGCCACGGCGGAAACCATGCTCGGAGAATCGGCCAGCGATTTGCGTTCGTGCTCGGCGACGGCCAGCGCCGTGCGAAGCTGCGGAATCTCCGCCGCCATGCGCTGCAGTTCCTCGGCGTGATGCAGGATGATCGCGCCCAACTGTTCCTCGTGGTCGGTCTTTGTGCTCATCTTAGTTGGTGCGATTTTTCAACGTGTCGAAAATCTCCGAAACCTTGCGGTAAATTTTGACCACGCGTTGCCGCTTGTCGATTTCTTCGAGCGTCGGCGAAGCGGTCTTGCAGAATGTTTTGAACACCTCGGCGGCGTCCTTGTTTTTGAGCAAAGCCTCACGAATCACGAACGGTTCGGCGTTCAGTTCCTTTGGCACTTCCTGCTTGTTCAAACGCTCAACGATGGCCGTCGCCCACGAATAGCCTTCGTCGCCGCCCCAGCCGTGCCACGCCTGCCAGCCCTTGCCTTGTTCCTTCCATGTCTCGCCTTGCTTGTCAGCTTGGTGCCGGTCGAAAAATGCCTTCATCCGGCGCACGGTGTCCTCGGACATTGGCCGCTTGTTCATTATGTCACGCGCCCGAGCAATGCCGACGCTTGTCATGCCGCGCTGTGAAATTGGCTTTTGCTCGCGCACCTCGAGAGCGCGGCGAGCGTTTTCCGCCATCGCGTTGGTCGGAATGTAAGAATCGGTCGCGAAGTTGATCGTGACGAGATTCGCGTCGTTCTGCACTTGCTGAACCGGCTCGATTGCAGCGGGTGCCGCTGCGACGCTCGCCGCCTGCGCCTCGGCTGCGCTTGCTCCCACCGCGTCGCCTGCTGCGGCTGCGGCCGCTGGCGTGCTTGGGAGCGAGGTCGTGGTGAGGCGTATCGCCGTCTCCGGCACGCCGTATTTAACCGCAAGCTCCTTCACGAAACCGGCCTCAATTGCGATCTGTTCCAGCCGAGAAAAAGCGTCGGTGCCTTCCTCGGCCGCGATCTCTTGCAGCGACTTCGCGCCCTGCCGGTTTTCGTTCATGTTCGCCGCCGACTCGCGGCCCACGTCGATTGAGAGCTTGGCCGGGAACCGCCACTCGCCTTTCGTCGCCCGCCGCAGCGCCTGAACCATTGTCTCGCCCGCAAGCAGCGGAGGCGGTGCGATCTCGCCGCGTGCGATGGCGTCGAGAATCACGGCGTCCTTGATCGGGTCGAGCACCTTGTCGGTGAGCACACCCTGCTTGTTTGTGAACACTCGATCAGCCGCAGCGAACTCTGCGCGGACGCTCGGCCCTTTGTATTCCTGTGTCCCGAACAACACTCCCTCGGGAACGCCGACGCCGAGCGCGATCTCGTGCATGAGGTGCTGCACGAAACCGGTGAACGCCTGCGACGGACGCGACGGCATGACTTCCACGCGGTCGCTGTTCTGGAAGTATCGAATCATGCCGACCTCGGTCAGCTCGTTCTTTTGCGTCTGACCGCTCGGCAAGTTCGCCGCAGGGTTTGGCTGGAAAAGGTTGCGCGGGTTGGCGACGCCTCGGTCGTTGAAGATCAGCGCCGCCTGCTGCGACGAGAAACGAACGCCGGCCTTTTCCGCTTGCAGGATTTCGTGCAGCATCCGCGCCGTCTGGATTGCGCTGTGCAGGTCCGTCACGCCTCGGTATTGATCAACGCGGAACGGGTCAAAGTAGTGGCAGAATTGATTTGCCGGAATGTCCTCGGCTCCGAAGTAAACGCCGTTCCGGTCTACGCGGAAAATCCTGTAAGCTACCGGTTGGCCAAAGTCGTTCGTCACGACTCCTTGAAAATAATTGTTCGAGGCAACAGCTGACTCGTTCGGGTTGCCGATGCGCGTCGCCGGCACGAGCTGCAGTTTCAAACCCTCGCCACTGCGCCGAATCACAAAGCCGCAATCGCCGTCAATCGGTCGTTCCTCGGCTGCGAGCTGCACGAGTTTCTTGAAGCTGTGCCGGTTCGTCACGTCGCAGTTTTTGCACCACGCGTGAAAGTAGTCGTCAATCACGCGGTTGTAGTCGCGGTCGCCGGTCGTAGGTGAGTATTCGTGCGGCGTCAGGTAGAGTCCGAACTTGCGCGAGATTTCCCGCGCCTCGGGGAAGTTGTCCACGAGGTCGCGTGCCTCATACATCATGACCACGCGGTCCCGCTGATTCTGCGAACTTTCAGCCGGCTGCGTGTATTGCTTCGGCGTATAAAGGCGATTGGTCCGCGCCGCGTTATACTCAAACAGCGACTTCGCGACGCGTGCCTCCAAACGCTTGAGCGCCCATGTCGGCGCGATGTTCTCCAACGCACGATCAATCCAAGGTTTATTTGCGACCAGTTTTGACGCGTCGAAAAAATCGGTGCTCATGTCAGTTTCCGTTGAAGCTCACGAAGGTCGTATCGGTTGACGTTCCGGCTGCGTCGGTCAAGGCGTCTTGCAAGTTGCCGAGCATGTTGTTGAGCGCGTTTAGGTCTGCCCGGCTCACGCTCTTGCCGTTTAGGCTGTAACTCTGGTTGAGCAGCACCGCCTGTATCGCGTCAATCGTCTTGGTCTTGAGCGCCGTCAGCGTCGCGGTGTCCAGTCCGAGAAATGGGTTGTCGAGCATACCAAGGCTCGAAACGTCAAACCGGCCTTATTCCTTCGGCGCTGCGTAGCGAATCACGTTTGCAATCGTCGCCATGCAGAGGAGCATTGCGGAGGTGTCCAAACCGTGATTCGGCGCGTTGCTTTTGACCTCTTTCCACTCCCAAACGCCCGTCCGAATCTCAACCTTCGACTCGCCCTTGAGGTGTTCGAGGTAGAGCGGATTAACATCCTTCGGAAGCAGCCATTTCAGATCGCCCTTTGCCTCCAGCGCGTTCGCGAGCAGGTCTTTGAAGTAGTCGCCGCTCCAATCGTAATAGAACACGTCGCCGCCCCGGTAGTCGCTCACTCGTGGCTCCGAGAACGGGAAGTTGATGAGCTTGTCGCTTGCCTCGTCGCGCATCGTCCAAGTCTTGCGAGCGTGCCCGCGCATCCCTCGCCAGCCAAAGTCCGCGCAATCGCGGTCCACGTCGGCGGGTCGGTATCCGCGATCTTGGGCAACGCATGAATCCTGCACCTTGTAACGGTGTTGAATCTGTCGCAGTTGGTCCCTCGTCTCGACGCGCCCGAAATAGAGCTGCCGGTAGGTCGGCCCGGTCGCCGAGCTGAAAGCGCCGATCTCGACCCACCAGTGGTCTTGCTGCCGGTCGATTGCCATGAAGCGAATGACCTCGCCGTCAATCGCCTCGCCGTTGGAGAACTGCGCAACGGTGTAGTCGCTCGCCTGCACGAACAAATTGACGACCTTCTTTTCGACAATCCACGGCCTCGCCTCGCGCTTGGTCTTAAACTCGATCTTCATCTTGTCGTCACCTTGACGCACGAAATGGTTGTCCGCCTCGCAGAATTCTTCGACCAGAAGCCGCATCGGACGGCTCACCAGCGACTCGACGCGGAAGCTCTGAATCTCAGCCGGCGCAGCCTCGTTCAGCGAAACGAACCGCCCGGCCCGCTTCCAGCCGGTCCGCGTCGTGTCGGTGTCCGGCGACTCGTGGCCGCAATGTGGACAACGGAAGCGACACGACTCGACGGCCCGCGCAACGTCCCACGTCTCGTCATCGCGTCGCGCCGCGGCATCCCAGACCACGCCGCCGCGCAAGCCAGTCTCCTCGTTCTTGTCCAAGGCGAACGCGAGCGGGTGCACCTTGTGGCACGCCGGACATTCGGTGCTCCATTCCTGCTGAGTGCCTTGGCGAAAACTCGTGTCCTCTACGTTGCCGGTTTCGAGGTCCATAATCGGCGCTTGCGAGGTGTTGTAAATCTTCGAGCGCCCTACCTCCTCGAAACGCGAGACGCGGGCGACGGCGTGACCGTAAACCTCCTGCCATTTCGGAAGCCAAATCTCGTCGTTGATCTTGTAGCGGATGGACTGCGACTGTTGGCTGGAAAGGTTGGCCGGGTTGAGCAGAAAGAAGAAGCCGCCGAAGTAAATCTCGGTCGTCGTCCGGTGCGGCCCGACTCGCGGAAGCATCGCTGCGACCGGCTTGCACGATTCGAAGATCGGGTTCAGCCGTGACTTCGCGTGCCGGTCAATCATCTCGTCGGTCTGCATCGTCCACGAGATTGGCCCGGCGTCGTTGCAGATCAGCCACGGCACCCAGATGTCCGCCACGAGCGTGCCGCCGATTTGCACGGCCTTGCGGAAGTGAACGCGGCGGACGAGCGGGTTTTGCAACGCGTCAAAGATCGGAATCAGCCACGGCGAGATTTTGACGTTGAACGGTCCCGGCGTCGCGTAGCTTTCGGGCAGAACAATGTGCTTCCGCGCCCACTCGTAAATCGGCGAGCGGTCAGGCTGCGGGAGGCGCAGCGTGGTGAGGAGCGCGTCGGAGGCGGTCATTGATTACGCGATGCGCAATCTTCAATTACCTTTGATTGGCACTCCTGCGCCCAAAGAAAAAAACCTTCTCCGACAATACCCAATGGTTTCATAAAAAGGTCTGCAGCGCCTGCAACAAAAGATATTTTTTCTCCTGCTTTATTTTCACACTCCCAGATGTCGTCCATGTTGTTGTTGTCTTTGCGTAAATAAACTCCAGTCCAGTAGTAAATTTCAAATGCCGGATTAGCTTCATCCCAAGGAAACCAAGGAATGACTACTCCGCAAAAGCGATCAAGAGCATGGATGCCGCTGTGACAATGCTCGCATAATGTCACAATATCAGAGTCTAGATATTCCCACGGTTTCCGACCTTTATGATATTGCTTATGATGCGCATGGAGCTGGCTTTCGGTGCCGTTACATCGCGTGCATTTCCATTTATCGCGCTCAAAAATAAGCAGCCGTTTTTTCTGCCAGTTTGGATGCCGAAGTTGATCTTGATAGCTCATAAAAAACACTGAGCTCGCTTCACTCCCTCGACCGGTCCAGCGCCTCAGCCTCGAACGTCGCGATATTCGCGTTCACGACCTCCCGGATCTCCGACAAGATCGCGTCGCCTTCCACGTTCAACTCCGCCGCGTTCATCCCGACGCCACGCGGTCCCAGCTCAATCGTCAGCTTGAGCCGAAGCAGCAGGTCCAGCTTTTGGCCGAGCGTCACCAGCATCGCCTCGACCACTTCCCGGTCAATCACGTCGCCGGCCTCGCGCTCGTTCTTGGACCGAGCGAGGCGGATTTGCTCGCGCATGAGTTCGGCTTTGAGGTCGGCGAGGTTCTTCGTCGCCGTGTCCTTGCCGATCAGGTGCTCGGCGCAGAACGCTTGCCACGCGGTTAAGTTCTCGCGCTTGCCGTCCTCGTGTTTCTTCGGCGCGTCTGGGAAGCGGTTGCGGACGTCGTAAATGCCCTGCCGCGACATCCCCAGCTCCTTCGCGAGTGCGCTGAGGTCTTTGACCCAGCCGCCGGTCTGCTCGGCTTGAAACTCGTTCAGCGCCTTGCGCTCCGAGGTCGTCAGCGTTTTGCCGGCCTTGAGCTTGACCGCGATGTTTTGGACGTTGCGGCGGGCGAGGATTTCGCTCGGTGACTGCGCGGCGTCGCTCATTCAGAAGATTGGAGCGCCGAGGTCGGTGTCGAGCCGCCCTCTCCAGTCTGGAAGACTGGCGTGTCCGTGGTGTCACCTCCGGCGCGTTTTGGATAAGGTCTAGCAAGTGGTTTGATACGCTCGCGCATCTCTGCGTCAAGCGGCATGAGGTAGCGGTGTTTTCCAGTTTTTTCAACTGGAGTGCATTGGCTAGTCTTCCAGCATTTCCGATACTTTCCTTGCACTTTTATTCTGCCATCTTTTGAAACCATTCTACCGTGCCATTGCTTGCCGTCCGGTGCGATGAACTCGATTGTCGGCGGTCGCCTACCAGTGTAAATCCAGTTTCCAGCCTGATAGATTCCGCCGTGATGCCCTTCACTTGGGTCAGCGAACGAAACAATCAATCGAAGGGACGGGCTGTTTTTTTTCAAAAACATCATAGCCATTTTTATGATTCGACTCACCTGCGTCTTGTGCTGCGTAAGTGCAACCCTAGTGAGTTCACACCCTTCCACGCAGGTTAAACCAAATGGCTTGAGCAGATTATTGTTTGCGCCTCTGCTGAAAATCACTGCTCCAATAAATTTACCGTCCTCCCATGCGCCAACTTTGACTAATGGAGGAACCGGCAAAACTTTAGAATAGTGCCAGTTTTCAACAGCATACCTCGCTGCTTCATGCGTCGCCCAGTCAATCTTCAGCTCTGTTTTCAAAGAGTAAAAGACTTATGGCAATGCGGACACTCAATCGGCGACTTTTCATCTAGCTTCCCTTGGTCGTCCGCAGTTCCAGCCGCAAAGTCAGGCGTCTCCATTTTCGCCACGTCCTCCGGCGAGTAGCCAAGATCAGCCAAATCAACACCCTCGTCCTGTAGCGATTTCAAAACGTCGTTCAGCGAATCCTCCCACTCCGCCAGTTCCGCCGTTCGGTTGTCCGCGATGGCGAACGCCGTAGCCTCAACGCCCGCCAGCTCGGTCCGCACGATCTGGATCTCGGTCCAGCCGAGTTCCTGCGCTGCGGTCAGCGTCCCGTTGCCGGCCAAGACGATGCCCTTTGCGTCCACGACGATTGGCTTTTGCTGCCCGAATTTGCGCAGGCTGGCCTTGATCGCGTCGAGGTTCCGGCGCGAATGTTTGCGGACGTTGGACGGGTCGAGCGAAAGCTCGGCGATTTTGGTCGTTGTTAGTTTCATGTGTCAATGTGGCTCGAAAAACGAAATGGGATTTTTTGCTCTAGGTCGTCTAACC